GTGTCCGCTGGCTCACAAAAAACCGCCCACCCTTGCTTAAATTACATCTACGACATGAAGCAACTAAATTATCATCACTATCTAATCCACCAAGCCTTCTTGGTATTACATGATCCACAGTAGTAGCCTCTTGATTGCAGTATTGGCAGATGAACTGATCACGCCTCAAGATACGACTTCGTATTTGTCGCCATCTATGGGTGCTACCAGTAGATCTTAGAGCTGACTTACTCATCAATACCATCCCTTAATCTTATGATGCTTTAGTGCATTACAAGGATTACTATACCTGTGTTTAATATAAGCCAATCCTCTATCTATCTGTTTAACTGGATTAGTTTCTTTTAATCCTAATATCTGTGGAATTCCTGATGCACTTGACTTAGGGTTCTTGGCTTTGTAGTTCCATCTTGATTCTTTATACCAGAGTTCATCTACACAATAGAACTGTTCAAATGAATAATCTAGCTGATGAAATGTATATTGTTTTAGTTTAGGTATTGACCAAGATACAGCAACGGAATCATCTTTTAAAAGGCTTATGTTCAAGACTATGAACAGAGGTATCACCAAACCAAACCTTGCGATCTTTCTGCTTCGCAGATCGCCCTTTCGCTCTGAAAGCGAATTTGCGTTTAAGGGTATCATACATCTCCAAATCCATCAGCATAACCGCAGGTCAGACGGCAAGTCGTGATCCTTAATCCATTCAACTCAATCCATGTTTCATCGTATCCGGCTTGGCTCATATCGACATCCACCCTTCATATTCAGCCTCTGGATTATCAAGTAGCCATTGCTTACGCAATTGGTTTTGGTAAACCCAGTTTATTTCGTGGGTTCTTTGATCATGAGAATCGCACATGTAAAGCACTCCTTATCAACAAACATCCAAGCACCGCATTTAGTGCATCGAATGACTGGCTCTTGAGTATCGGTTGCCTCAGCTTGATTCTTAGCACCCACAGCATTGCATTTAAGGCATTGATAAACCCTAAAGCCTTCATGAGTTTCGTATCCATCAAGCCAAATGAACTCTGAATTGGCTGAGCAGAAATTGCACCTGAATTTAACCAAGTTTTCCTGCCCAACCAGTTCCCTTAAAGATTGCTGGCACAGCTGTATAAACACGCCTTAAAGGCTTATCACATACTTGACAATTAGGGATTTTATGATCCATTGGTAGATCCAATACAATCAGCGTTCCCTCACCATCACACATGTAATCGTAATTAGGCATTATTCGAATCCTTGTGTAGCGGATAAGGAATTCGGTTTATAGCGTGGCAGCTATAGCATCGAAGCAGATCGCCCTCATGAAGTAATCTGTCATCGTTGCATAACTCGCAATGCTCAGTTGATGGCTCTATTTTAACTCCGTCATCCGTAAAGGTTGCAGTTAAGCCAGAGCCGTCAATGATTTGTAATTCACCCATTTATTCACCTCCTTCAAAATACCATTTTCCATTAGCTGTAAGTTTTGCCCATTTAGGTTCGCATTGTTTTGCCTTGCAAACATAACCATAGTAAGGCTTACCTCCTTTAGATATTCCCTCTTTAAGAATATGACCATGCTGGCATGCAGGTGGCTCGTTTGGTGTTGATGCACCAATCTCAGCAACCACATCACCAACAGACCAAGCGACTGGCTCAGGCTCTTTTTTATCAGCTGCAAAACTATCTCTTAAGATCGTTTCAATTTGTGCTGACTTAGTACCGGGCTTGCCATACATGTTTTGCCTGCTATCTAACTTTTCCTTAAAAGTTGGATTAACTACTTTTGTCATTTCCTCTTTAGATGCTCTCTTGCCTTTAGCTGCAAAACCTGCATTTGCAAGTGCTCGACCGATCGCTGAAGTTTCGCAATTTTCCAGCGCAGAAGTAGAGTTAACACCACGATCCGTAATCGTTTCAAAAGCAAGCCCAGTCGCACAGGGTTTTGGGTCTGCCTCGGTTTTGAATAATTTACAAAATACAATGAATCGAGTGTTTGATGCCTCAATGAGTTCAGTTTCGATTCTGTTGTCTGGAAATTTTCCATGCCATTTCTCCAATCTTGTTTCAACTGTTTCATAATCCTCTAAATTAAATGCCACTATTGATCCCAACTTTCATCTTTGACTGCATCGAGGACAGTTTTATAGACAGCACCATAGGCGATGAAGTCTTTGATACTGTCCTGATGATCTGGTGTTTCTGTAAGCCTAGAAACCTTGACAAGTGCCATGCATAATGCAGCTTGGTGTGGTGTGATAGGGAAATCGAGATAGGCAGACCATAGACCTGCGATTCGCTTGTGATTATAGAATGGATGTCCGTAGACACTTCCACGCTGGTGGATCGTAGTAATGACCTCATCAAATAACGCTTCAGTTGAACTTTTCATAATCAAAAACCTCATCAACTTTCCGCTTATTTTCAATCATTCGGCGGTGCATATCCCAGCCATCCTTACGCCCACGCCAGTAGGCCGTATCTTTGGCATTTCCTAATGATGAGTAATAAAACATGATTGCAAACATTGTTCCAAAAAATAACCAAGCAGCTTGTAAGTCGCTCATTTTGTTGCCATCTCCCTTATTGCTTTTGGCATCACAACCGGATCTCGGTCATCGATTACTTTATAGTTTGCCCCTGACGGATGAATTGATGGTGCAGCGGCAACATAACCTTTCCACTTGATATCAATCCCATCAATTAACTTACCTCTAAACACATCAGACTTATCAGCTGTGTAATAAAGATGCAAGCCATCACCAGTTTGAACTGTATAAGTAGGCTCAAACTCTGGCAATAATTTGCCACCATTTCGGTAATCAATATCAAAAACAACCAAACCTGATTGATAACAGGCAATACCAATGTTGATTTTTTGATCGTAGTCAAACCAAAAATTGATTAGTTTGCTATCGGTTGATGCTGATAAATAAGCCCTTTGAGCCAAGTCAAAGTGCGGATCTTTCTTGCGTGGCAATAATGGTAAAACTGACCATCCTCGCTCTGCATATTCTAAAGCTGTATCTCTACCGCCTAGATCTAGTTTCATGTCGCTCCCTACATATCCACAGACCATCTGTGAATACATAAAGTTTGACCTAAATCAAGTTATTTATCTACCTGAGTGTCGGCGTGTTCTATAACGATTAGATAACGCCAAGATCCTCAAATTCATCGATATGAGTATCAATCGTGCGAGGCTGATAGTCGGTTTCACGCCCCATAATACCTTTTATTGTATCGGAAAGATCCGTCATGATTGACTGGAACAAGCTCAACTGAATGACCACCTTTACCGAAGCTCATGACTACGAATCCCATATTCCAGTCAGCTGAAGCATATTTAAGATATGAGGCTTTGTTTTTCATGTCCATTAAGTGTCCGGCCTCAATGCCCCAAATCGTTGAATAACGGCCATTTAAGCCAGTTTGATGCCTTGTAGCACCCTGTCTATGGGTGTGGCCACAAACGACGCTATTACCCCACTTTTTGGCAAGATTTAGGGCAGTTATACCAGCATGCTTAGACATGACACCCTCATCGCCATGAGCCAAGAAAAACCCACGCTCAAACTCATAAGCTCTTTTATGGAATCGAATGCCAAGATCCGAATAGGCCATAAACTTTTCAAAGACTAACTCAGGCAATCCTAGGAGGGATGGTGCGCCTTTAAGCAATGTAGTAAATAGTCGATCGGTGTGGTTTGATCTAATAATGTCGGTGGTGCCAAGATCGAAAAGAATATCCTGAGCAATTGATCTTTCCTCATGCAAGGTTTCTGCAAATTCTGTTTTGGTTCCTTTTACCCAACGCGATTGGGAAGTCATATCTAGCTCATCACCAACATTTAAGACAAAATCAAATTTTTCATGTTTGCTCATGCGAATGAGATTCTTTACAGCTTGTGGGTGGTGCAGCGGAATTTGTAAATCAGGTGTTATTAAATACCTTCGGTTGGCTTTAATCGTCATCCTCATCGTCAGTTGGATCTATGGATGGGATGATCCCACCATCGCCCACAATCCAATCAGGGAAAGTCTTGTGTTCAGTCATCAACCAAAAAGCGTGCTCCGGTGTGAATCCGGCTTTTCTGGCAGCTTTATAGCATTCATGCAGAGCTGTGTAATGTTGATCTAATTTAGATAACGGCTCAGGAGATTGGCGAACGACTCGACGATTGATCTTTTTCCGTTTATTGGGTTTTCGTGTGTTCGCCATAGGAAAATTATTGCTTACTGATTAAAATGAACAGATCATCGACACGCTGTTCAAGTCTAGAACTTTGTAATTCCAATCTTGAAATGGTGTCTTTTATCGATGAGCCCCCATTGGGTTTAAGTTCTGCTAAATAAGATTTAATGACCCAGCGCAGACCCATGAACAAAGTGGAACATACGGCGCATACGCCAACGGCGATAGCGACCCAATCGTTTGCTGTCATTTGGCATTGATTCCATAATCAACTTCGCTCCCTGATTTTGGATCTATTGCCTTAGCAATTGGTGCAACTAACGCACCGGCAAGAATGGCTAGTTCTGGTCTAATGTCAGCAACAATTGCCAAGATGACAGTTATTCCCGAGGCAGCCACAGCTCTTAGATATGACTTGATTGCAGCCTTATGTTTGTTTGTTAGTTTCATGCATTGCCTCCTAGTAGTGGGATGTTAAAAAAATCTGAATTCTTATCTTGATCTTTGTTAAAGCTGATATGAATGTGATGGTTGTGCTTATTGATGCCTTTGTATTTTCTCCAACGCCAGCCCAATAATGGTGAAGCAATTTTCTCTTGGTGGATTACATAACTGATGCGCTTAGAGGTTTTCCCATATTGTCGAATTTGATCTGCCAAGTATGCTGAAAGCCCTTTGTCGTCAGAAAGCCGAGCGTCAATATCAATTGCTCGCACGCATCCTGTTGCATCTGGGTTGTGATCGGATTTTCGTGCGCTATGTCGAGAATCACCAATCCACCCATCAGATTTACGCAAACGCTCTGGGAAGGAATCATCCACTTGCTCTCTAAATTGAACAGCAGATTTTGATA